GACCAATTTTACCCGATCCATTGGATATTTCAGAACTTATATCAGTGAGGCGAGTTTGATAGGAAGTTATAGTCTCTTCCAAAATCTGCTTCGCTCTCTGTGGATTGTTGTTCAGCATGGTTGCCATACTGTCGTTCATGCTTGGATCAACAACTTTAAGCGTTTTATCGCTGTTCATTACTTCCTGTAGTGCAGCAATGCCCTCATCTGATAGGGGACTACGCATTACATCCGCTTCGTTCCATTGACCGTTTTCAATAAGACTAGCAAGTGTTTTGAGATTTCCTATTTTCTTTTCGGTTTCTACCTGAGCAGCCTTGAGTCCTTCCGTCAGGTCTTTATTCTCCCACCGCCAAAACACCTTGAACTGCATGACATGGGGAACCTGTCCTGATCCAATCTCTACTGGATATTTTAAAATAGACGGGCGGGTTCGCGAACCGCGTTTAAGGGGAGTAAACCCTTCTAGGCTTTTGGAAATCTCGTCCTGAATCTGCTCTGATCGTAATTCATCAGAGATTCGCCCTGTGCGATTGCTGGCAACAAACGGCTTTCCTGTGCTTGTCAGTGCAACATCGGGACTTTTGGCAAATTTGTTGGGTACTAACATCTGAAGTATTCCTCTTGGGCGGTTGGCTACATATTTATGTATGGCATACAAAGGTATTTTTAAACCCGATAACTGCACCAAATACATTGGTGATCCCACAAAGATTACTTATCGTAGTATGTGGGAACGAAAGTTCATGAAGTACTGCGACAGCAGTTCAAATGTGCTTCGGTGGTCATCAGAAGAGGTTGTGATACCGTATATGAGTCCGCTAGACAACAAACCACACCGTTATTTTGTAGACTTCTTGGTGGAGATAAAGACTCCCGAAGGCATAAAAACTTGGCTAGTAGAGATTAAACCCAAGAAACAGTGCATCGAGCCGAAGAAGAAAACCAAAGTCACTAGAGGATATATCACAGAAGTAAAGACATGGGTGGTAAATAAAGCCAAGTGGGAAGCAGCAAAACGAGTATCTGATGCCAAGGGATGGGAATTCAAAATATTAACGGAAGACGATCTCTTCAAGAAAAAACCATGATCAGACTAAGCGCACAAGAAGAACTACAAACTCTGATAGAGGAAACCACCTCTGCGCTTGGAGCCACGGATCAAACCTACATCCGTTTCCTGAAACTTCTACAGACTGAAGGCAAACTATCGGTTCCCAACCGAGTAATGCAGGGGCAACTATTATTTTTTAAATACCAACCCATAAGCGAATCTTTCATTGCAAGCAATAAATATTATGATAAGTATCCTTTAGTGCTGGTGACCGAACAGTATCAGGGAGGATTCGAGGGGGTCAATTTACACTTTTTGGATTTGGATAATCGTAAATTCCTATTCGACATCATAATGAGGAACCTGCCAGTCATCAAAAGTCAAGAGGAATGGCGAAACCGACTGCGTGTTGACTACGACCGATTGAATAGCAGCAAACGCTACAAGTATTTCAAACCTTGCTATAGGCGGTACTTGTGGAAGGGCATGAAGAAACGACCAACTGTGGTTCCGTTTGAGATGTGGGAAGACATGGTATCCGCAGAACTGCATCGGTTTGTTAAAGCCCGTGCGCCAACAATACACAGACAGTCAAATCTAAAGGCAATACGAGGAAAATAAATGTCACAAGTCCCATCAAACATTAATGAGATATTCAGCAGTGTATTCGCCACAGGTCTTGCGTACAGCAACAGATTTGAAGTACTGATTAACTATCCACCTGCATTTACATCTATAAGTAACGACTCCGCACGACAGTTGGCTGTTCGATGTGATGCAATAACCGTTCCAGGTCGCGGATTTTCTACTACGCCATACAGATTCTATGGACCAGCAAGAAATATGCCGTATGAACCACTGTACAGCGGGGAACTAACAATGTCTGTGATTGTTTCGGACGATCTCCGTGAACGAGCGTTCTTTGAAGCATGGATGGACGCGGTGTGCAGTCAGAATAACTACAAGTTCAACTACTACGATCAATATACTGCACCACTAATCATTAGTGTATTAGACAGGTCAAGTGCGGTTAAGTATCAAGTATTGGTGGAAGAAGCCTATCCCAAAGCAATTGGAGATATACAATTAGCCTACGACAAGAACGATGAATTTGTACGACAAGATATCACTATAGCGTATCGAAAGTACTCTCCTGTCACAGTTCAACCAAACACATCACCACTACCTAGACCAAATTCACCCGCTGATGTTGCTCTAAATGGACCACCATCACCCGAAAAATCATTTGCAATATACTCACCCGCTCCTGGACAATTTTACAGAGTGGGATCTGACGGAACCGTGAATGGAATATATGACCCAGATTTAGCAAATGCGTTACAGACAAACAGCATAGTTCGGTGATAAATACAGTGACTCTATATTAAAGGATTACCATGACCCGATTGAATCTAGTGAACTCTACCCTGCCGCAGTATTCTATGACTTTGCCAGTCTCTGGCATAATCACAAAGTTTAGACCGTTTGTTGTAAAGGAGGAAAAGATCCTTCTTATAGCATTACAGTCCAAGAATCTGAATCAGATCAACGAGGCAATGCGAAATGTCATATTGGCGTGCACCAATAGCCAGTTAGATACTCGCCGTATTTGTGCGGCAGATTCCGAATACGCATTCCTACAGATTCGTGGGAAGAGCGTAGGGGAAGAAGTCAAACCACAAGTGACCTGCACCAAGTGCTCCAAGTCAATCAATATAAAAATTAAACTAGATGAAGTAACCGTAAAGCAAACACCCAAGCCCACGGTGGATCCAAACATCAAGATTACAGATGATGTAACTATTATTCTACGATATCCGTCCATCCACGATATTGACTACAACAAAGACGAAGTAGAGATTGCATTCGAACTAGCCAAGCGATGCGTAGAAGGAATCATCATGGGCGATCAGGTGTATCAGCACAGCGACATTGATCCACAGGAGTTATCCGATTTCGTTGACAATATGCTGCCAGATCAGTTTGCTCAAATCATGGAATTCATGCAGAGCATTCCCGAACTGTACTACTCTTTCAAATATACCTGTCCCACCTGTCAGGAAACAGTATTGGTGGAGTTGAAAAGCGTATCTGATTTTTTTCAATAGCCCTCTGTCATAACGATTTGGGGGCGTATTTTCAACTGAATTTCATGCTGATGCAGAACCACAAGTACTCATTGGCAGAAATTGAGGACATGATACCTTGGGAACGAGAGGTATACATACAAATGCTACTTTCTCATTTGAAAAAAGAGAAGGAACAGGTAAGCGGAAGAAAACCATTGTGACCCATTTATAATGATGTAGAGGGAGTCCTATGGAAATCAATAACGATATTTCAGCAAATCCAGAACTTCAATTTGCTCAGACCGATCTACAAGTCGCTGAGAAGACTATTGCTGCACTGAAGAACGGAAGAAATATTCGTGGTAAATTTGTATCCAAAAAAGATTTACCTGCCGCAAAAAAAGCAGCAAACAAAGCACTCGATTCTGCATTAACTCGTATAGCAAAGATAGAGCAGAAAACGGTAATAGCCTCGGCAAAGTCTAAGGCTAAAGCAGAAGCAGAAGCAAAAAAATTGCAAAGGGCTGCTGAACAGCAAACCGCTAAAGCACAAAAAGAACAAGCGGCGGCGACAGCAAAATCTCAAAGAATTGCTGAACAGCAAATCGCTAAAGCACAAAAAGAACAAGCGGCTGCGGCAGCACGATCACAGAAACAACAAGACCGAGACGCTGCACGATTAGCAGGAATGGTAAGCACATCATCAACTGCTACTGCCACAATGGATCCTCCGAAATCTGTAGAAGAAACAGAAAAAAATATATCCAACAAGATTGGTCTGCTTGAATCATTAAAGGCACAACGACAGGCTCAAGGATACAAGAGTGATGCACTTGAAGATTATATTATTGGCACAAGTGAGCAACAGGGAGTTCGTTCTACTGTTGAAGACTATATTCGAGAAAATAGAGATAAATTCAACCAAGATGATCCTGCTGGTGCTGCTGCATATGAGTTAATGGAAGAAACTGTAGCATTGTCGGAAGCCTCATTGGATGCTTCCCACGAAGAGGCAAAGAGTATCTACGCTGAACTCAATTTCATTCGAGAACTTGCAAAAAAGACAGAGGGAGATCAGGGTGAAATTGCCAAAAAGTTGCAGGAGATTATTGCTCCTGTAGAAGCCCAACTAAAGAAAAAGTCATCATTCAAAGCATTTTTGACGGAAAAGGCTTCGGACTTCAAGAAAACCATTCCCGAAAGAATTGCATCAAAGATTCCTGTTGTTGGAGGAATACTCGGAGATTTCCTTCAACAGAAGCGCATATCACGGGAAAAGATGGAACGCTATACGGGTGGATTGCAGAAACAAATTTCTAGAAAAGGAAAAAGAGGCGAAGGTCTTGACATAGGTCCACAAAAAAGACAAGGATTCTCTGATCTAGGAGGAACTCCTGCCGCTAATATTCCTGGTATGTTGGCAGGAACGGAATCACCACAATCATCACCCGCATCTCCCCAAACAGGAACTCCGTCCACTCTTGGCGAACTACTCAAAGAAGTTTCTCAAATACGAAAACTGTTGCAAAGCAAATTTGCATTAGAAAGTGATACAAGCGATACAGTAGAACTCCAAAAGAGAGAATCGGAACTAGAAGGACTTGGTGCAGAAAAGCCTATCAAGGGAGAAGCCAAAAAAGGCGGAGGAATGCTGTCCTCTCTTAGAAATATGCTCGGTATGGGTGGTGGTGAAGGAATTCTATCCCGTATTGCAAGCGGTGCAGGATCCGTTGGTACTGCCCTGTTGGGTGCGCCAAGTTTGGCAATGAGGGGGTTGCGTGGTGCTGGCGGATTGGCAATGAGGGGGTTGCGTGGTGCTGGCGGATTGGCAATGAAGGGATTGCGTGGTGCTGGCGGATTGATTTCTAAATTTGGAGGAGCCAAATCCCTAGAGTTATTTAAAACAACATCACTGTATAAAGATACTGCCTCAATAGGAAAATCGGTATCAGGTGTTGCCAAGGGAGCAATGAATCTAGGCAAGAGTGCTCTTGGTGGAGTAGCGAATCTAGGCAAGAGTGCTATTGGTGGAGTAAGTGAAGCAGCATCAGGTGTTGCCAAGGGAGCAATGAATCTAGGCAAGAGTGCTCTTGGTGGAGTAGCGAATCTAGGCAAGAGTGCTATTGGTGGAGTAACGAATATAGGCAAGAGTGCTGTTAGTGGTATTGCAAATAGTAGTGTTGCTAAGGGAGCAATGAATATAGGCAAGAGTGCTGTTAGTGGAGTAGCAAATCTAGGTAAGAGTGTTCTTGGTGGAGCAAGTCAAGCAGCATCAGGCGTTGCTAGTACTGGTGGTGGATTCTTTAGCAACCTTGCAGCAAAAGCAGGATCAGCACTAAGCAGCATGAATCCAGTGAAAGGATTAAGTTCCTTTATTGGAAAAAATGCAGGAAAGGTTGCGAAGAGCATTGTTAGTTTTCCTGGTCTTGGTGCCGTTATATCAACCGTAATGGGGGCTGTGGATATTGCATCTATTAAGAGTGATCCCGAACTATCAGTAGATGAAAAGAAAGAAAAAATAGGTCGATCTATTGTTGGAACTCTTGGACAAGCACTCGGAACTATTGGTGGTGGTGCACTAGGAACACTCATACCCGTTCCAGGAATTGGAACCTTAGTAGGAACTCTTGGTGGAGGATGGGTTGGTGGAAAATTAGCAGAAATGCTTGCAGATCAAATTGGCGGCAAGGGTATCTACGACATGGTGGCTTCCATTCCTGGTGTTGGTTCTCTGATTGAAGTAGGTGGAACCGAAGATCAAAAAACAGGCAAAGAAGCAGAAAACGCAATTACTGCTGCTGCAAGTGCAACGGGGGCAGCGGCAGCAGGAGAAGGTGGTGCATCAAGCAGTACTACAGTGGAAGGAAAGGTTACGAATCCTGCTACCGCAAACACAACTGTGGGTAGAATGGTTGCTCAAGCCACAGCAGAACAGAACGGATTAAATGAGGCTCGTAATATGCCCACGGCTACAGGTGGCAACACAAACAACACTGCAAATGTGCAGAACAAGATTAGCAACACCACAAACAATTTCAATGATGATATTCGAATTCGTAACAACGAACCAACCATCAAGCAGATGCAAGCATACTCTATAATGCCATAAAACAAAGAGGCGCACCGAAGTGCGCCCCTTTATTGCGAAACCGAAGGTCGTAAGTATTTAGTCTTCGCTTGCCAACTTCTCGAAGTAAGAAAGTGCGTCTTCGGTATCGTCATCAGTGCTTTCCTTCACAGGCTTCTTTGATTGTGGTGCAGTCTTCTTTACAACAGGAGCCGCATCCTCATCATCAAACGAAGCCTTCTCGGCTCCACCCTTGTACGCATTCTCAGAGGTGGAAGCACGAATATTGTCACCCAACACATCACGAAGACGAGTCTTCAGTTCTTCGTATGTCTTGAATGACTTTGGATCCGTAAACTCCTTGAGAGAATACTGCTTCTTCCACAACTTCTCTAGAGCAGCATCGTCTCCACCAAGCACGGCAGACGGAGCAGAAAACTCGCTGCGGTCGTAGTTGGTGTAGCCTTCAACCTGACGAATCTTCAACTTAAAGGTTGCACCATTCCAAAAATCAAAGGGATTGGTGGGCTTCTCGTCTTGGAACTGTGGATTCATTGCTTCCTGAATCTTCTCAAAGATCTTCTTGCCGTAACGGAACAAGAACACCTTGCCCTCATTCTGAGGATTCTTTGGGTCGCTAACAACAAGAATGTTGCTGATGTACGACAACTTACGCTTACGATCACGCGCAATCTTCTTGTCATCATCGGAACCACTTGCCCACAACTGAGAGTTCATCTCAGACACAGGATCCTTCAGACCAATGGTCGTGAGGGAATTTTCAATGTACCAACCACCTGGTCCACGAAACCCGTGATTCCAAATACGCGCCCACGGCAAGTCTTCGCCATCGGGTGCGGGAAGAAATCTAATCTCTGCATAGCCGTTTCCTGTCTTATCGGTGTCAGCCTTCCACATACGGTCATCCTTGTAGGACTCCGACTTCTTTGCCATCTTGTCCATTTCAGAGGCAAGTGATTGGTAGTTTGAACCCGATGCCGACTTCATATCCTTGAATCCCATAGTAAACTCCTTGTGCGATTTGTACGATGTATTTAATGTGTGGTGAACAATTCACCACAACTATGTAGCCAATAGTACCACATAATCGCGCCGAGTCAAGGTTAAACAGGTAGTTTTGATTTTTTAGGAAGCAGGTTTAGTTCCTGTCCTTCAGCCTTTATTTTTTCAATAATTGGCTTGCTCAGGAACTTGGCTCCCACCTGTGGCTCAATGCCGTACCGTTCACATACCGCAATCACTGCGTCAATATATGAAACTTCATAGTTTTTGACATGATTTTCTACTTCACGGGGAAAACGGATATTGTTGATGTCCATGACGGGTTTACTTTCGGAAATATACATAGGGGGGTACTCTTATTTAGTCCTTGACTTGATCACGACACTGCAAAAGCGGAGAAGCAAATGGCAGCGACTAGCGACAACTACGAAATTGTTACTGATGGTATTAGTTATACCATAGCCAGCGATTATGTCAATACCGCACATCATCAGATTGTAAAGATTGCCTACGGTCTAAACGACACAATAATATATGCAAGTGAGTCCGCGCCCCTTCCAGTGGGTCTTTCTGGCTCATGGGCAAACTATGATTTTCTTCCTCCATCTGGAATTACTAGTCTTGCCACAACTATTGTAGGCATCACAGGAACATCTCTTACCGTTGTTGGTGTATCAGGAGGAGTGGCTGTAGGCATTACAGTTGGAACACTGAATGTTGCTGGTGTATCAGGAGGAGTGGCTGTAGGCATCACGGTTGGAACACTGAATGTTGCTGGTGTATCAGGAGGAGTGGCTGTAGGCATTACAGTTGGAACACTGAATGTTGCGGGTAGCAGTTTCAGTATTAGAAATCTATACGGTGGAGAAACTCTTGGAAGTACCGCTGGAATAGACTATGTGGGTATCCAAGGCATTGCAAGCGGATACCCCATTGGTATTACTTTAAATACCCCACTTCCTGTAACTGTATCGTCTTTCGCTAGTCTGTCCTTATCGAATCTTGGAATATTCGGAGTAACAGGTGCAACGGCTGTGTATGTTCAGGCTTCATCTCCACTTCCAGTGGGTATTTGTGGCTCATGGGCAAACTATGAATTTCTTGCTCCATCTGGATTTTATAGTCTTGCCACAACTATTGTAGGCATCACAGGAACATCTCTTACCGTTGTTGGCGTATCAGGAGGAGTGGCTGTAGGCATCACGGTTGGAACGCTCAATGTTGCTGGTAGTAGTTTCAGTATTAGAAATCTATACGGTGGAGCCACTCTCGGCAGTACCGCTGGAATAGACTTTGTAGGAATTCAAGGCATTGCAAGCGGATACCCCATTGGTATTACCGTAAGTGCTCCTCTTCCTGTAACAGTATCGTCCTTCTCTAATCTTGGAATATTCGGAGTAACAGGCGCAACGGCTGTTTATGTTCAGGCTTCCAACTTTAGTATTCGCGGTATTACCGCAGCCACAGATAACATCACAGTATACGGTGGAGGAACTGCTTCCACCGTTTCAACAGGACTATTTGGATTCACGGGAACAGGTGTTGATCCCATCTATGCAGAATCCAATGCTCTTAATGTAAACATCAAGACTTCTGCTGGCATCACGGTGTCTGCTGCTGATCTTGATATTCGTAATCTAGACTACACCATAGACACCGTTACTATTGTTGGTCAGGGAGCAGCAGACAGCCTGTCTCTATCTACTGTTCCAACATACATGAATGCCGCAGTAAGCCCAACAGGAACACTAACACGAGTTAGTGGTACTACGGGTGCAGGTTGGTGTGGTGCCGCAGTGAATATGTACCTTGTTAACTCAGGGTTCTCTTTTAATGCCTACGCTACATTCAGCACAGGCATTGGCATTTCACAAGAAGCATTCAATCCTGTTCCCGTAGCGGGATCAAGTGCAGCAGTGGTTGGTCTGTGGGTTGCAGGAGACACACTCAACGGACCAGTAATCGTCAAAGGATATTCGGGTGGATTTATGCCAATCGAATTGGCAAATCTTGATACTCCAACATCCACAGTGAATGCCACTATTGCTCAAGTAAAAACCAACACAGACTTCTTGGTTGCTGCAAAGAAGGCTCTCTACGATCCAACTGTAAGCGTTGGTGCTTTTGACTATACCGATTCGCTCTCGATTTATTCACTGGTCAAGAATGCTGTCAACACACAGTTGCAGACTCTTGCAAATACTGTATCAAGTGGTTCGGTTAGTGTGGCAATTGATTCTAACGCAACACAGCCGTTGTTCATGGCTCGTACAGATGTTGTGGGATATGTGGCAAAGAACCTAACCGACTACAACTCTAACGCAGGATTTACCTGTGCAAGTGGTGTTCGTATCAAGGTTTCGCGTATTGCCACAGGAGCCAACTCATCACAAAATGAATTTATGTGTGTTGGTTCCGTAACAGACGCATCAACATACGGATTTACTGCTGGAACATATTCTTATGTAATGTATCACGGAGATGAACTATTCCTTGAAGTAGACAACATTAACATGATTAATGTATTTTACCCACCGTATTCGGTTGGATTTGCACCGCACAACACGGGAACAGGAATCACCTTCTCGTTCTACGCTTCGTAATAGGAGCACTATGATTAACTCTAGTTATCGCAATAATTACTCTAATTCACAGACCGTGAGAGCAACGGTATATGGAGCAGACGGAAACAGCGATACATATATTACGAATCTTTCAGCAGAAGTAAAGATAAAAGCATTTGATTCGTTCAGTTCCAAGTTTATTGAACTGAGTGATGTGCAGCAACCAACAAAAATAATTTCTGGATACTACACAGGTGGGGACAGCGGCAACTTACTGTATCGTTCTAGAAATATGTTGAAGGTTGGTGGAACGAAAACACAAGAATTCAGAACAGTGCTACTGCTGAATCCACGCCAATATTTTTCTGCTGCTGTGAGTACTATAGAAGGCTACACCGCAGGTAGTCCGTACACAATTGGCAATGCTACTCTCACGCTGACACGATCCGCAGGAACCACAGGAGGGCTTCTAGAAGCCGTTCTGCTGCCTTTAGATACCACCATAGACTCGTCTGTGTCTTGGTACAAACCATCAGAAGCCGCCACAACAGGATGGACTACCGAAGGCGGTGACGCAGAACCAACGGCATCCGAAATAATACCAATCGGTTCATGGAGTGGCTCAACCGTGGAATTCGATCTTACCCCATTCTTAAATATTTGGGATTCCAGAGGATCTTCTCTGTTGGCAGTGCTGATTCGAGGAGAAGAAAACTCCTCAAGTATCACTGAATTTTATTCATGGGAAAGCGAGAACACACCTATTGGTGGTGGTACTCTACAGAACTGTAAGTTTCTTGCTGGCGGAGACACAAACTCAATACAGACTGAAGGCATTCGTGTATTGGTTTCGGTTGGTTCCGCAACCACAGTATCTCTTGCAGACGATAGTGCGGCTGCTGTACAGCAGTGGAATTCCTTTGGTGCTGCCACAAGCGTAGGCACAACATTCTCGTTCTTCTCTCCTGATACCGAACAGGGAGTTGTATTGGGAACAGTACCCTGCACACTAACTGGTCGTACTAGTACAGACACAGGGTCACCGCTTGTAGTTACAGGTATTTCTCTTGGTGCAATTACCGAATACTACACCACAGCAGAATTCAGCAGCACTTCAATTATTCCTACAGGAACAAATATTCTAGAGATTACATCACCAAACACGCAAACAAAGACTGCTGTTGCAGCACTGTTTGCGGGTGAAACCCTACTAGTTAAGTACCGAGCAGGAACTGCTGCATCTAATGCCCATTCATTCACCGTGAAGTTTACATCCGATGAAACTCTGAAGCAGAATCGGGTTCGTATATATCTTAACGAAACAACTGTTTCGGAAAATAGAATTGGTCTGAACACCGACATTCTATCGGTGATGAACAGACCAATCTTGACTGCTGATTTGTTATTGGTTTAATCAGACAGTAGCAACCATCTGCTTGCGAGATGAATTATGCGGCTTTAAAGTTTTCAGCCTAGCGTGATTCAACCCATCAGAAAATCCATAGTGCTTACCGTTTTCATAACCACGAGCGTATGCGTGTGCGTACAGTTTTAGCGTAGCCGCTGATGTAACGGCTATTGCTCCGATTCCGTAAAGAATAAATGCCAGTGTTTCCATATCCTATGTTCATTTGTAGAATAGTTGAACCGTGTCTTAACAAAGCCGCCTATCGGATTCGAACCGATGACCTGTTGATTACAAATCAACTGCACTACCACTGTGCTAAGGCGGCGAATGGGAGAAGAGGGATTCGAACCCCCGAAGGCTATGCCGCTTGATTTACAGTCAAGCCTCGTTGTCCACTTGAGTATTCTCCCAAAATGATTCTGACGGGATTCGAACCCGTGTCGCCTCCGTGAAAAGGAGGTGTCCTAGACCAGACTAGACGACAGAACCAAAAAAAAAACGACGGCTTTTGAATGGAGCCGTCAAACCATTTCAGTGAGTGTGCTGCGCCACGGTACTCTGAACACCGCATGAAGAACCCCAACAGTCTTCAAACTCCAAGCATTCCTCTCCTGCCAACCCAACTAGTATCGTATGGGTGTATGCGTATGTGCTTCTGGACTTAACGGAGTATTTCTTGGCTTTGTCTCGCGTTTTATTGGGTTGTCAGCCCGACCATGATCTTTGGTAGCGAAACGGGATAGGCATTTTTAGAATATCCAAACTAGTTAACGAACAATAAACTGAGGGCAGACTGCCGCAGGAGCAAACACCTGTGGAGCGTAGCACGGATTACCGAAGGTGCCAGTGAACGGGGAGTACGGAACCACGACAGGATAACAGCCACCACCGTAGTACGGCATTACTTGTGCGCCGTAGCCGCCACCGTAGTACGGCATTACTTGTGCACCGTAGCCGCCACCGCCGTAGAAGCCACCCCCGCCGTAGCCATAGCCGCCACCGCCATAGTTGTTGGTGTTGGAGTACCCACCCATGCCAACGCCCCAACGAAAGTCGTTGTTCGTAACGGTGCGAGTGCGGCTAACGGTTTGTCCGTTTGCGCCTGTCTCGCTAATCTTGTCCTTGAACTTACCGTATGATCCACCAATTCCAATATTGAGTCCACCACCGCTGTTAGACCACTGAGCCGAAGCAATAGAAGTGAGCGAGAGGGTGACAACCGCCGAAGCAACCAGAGTGTTAAAGTTCATTACGAACTCCTTTCAAGACCTTATTGTAGCAAAA